TTGCATTCCGTGAGGGTATGTACACATCAGGATATGAATTTAACTGTAAGTTTAATGATTCCATACTGACTGATGAAGAGGCGGAAAGAAAACAGGATATGCAGGACGTGAGCATGGGAGTAATGCAGTTATGGGAATATCGGATGAAATGGTACAACGAAGATGAAGAAACCGCAAAGCAAAATCTTCCGGAACAGCACAGAGATATGGAGTGATGTAGATGCAACCAAATGACTTAATAAAAATATCACTTCAAATCGAAGCGCTGTTTGAAGAGATGCAGGTAAGAGTTATGCAGGATATTGTCCGAAGAATTCTTAAAGCAGGAAAGATTACCAGTACAGCGGACTATCAGATTGAAAAGAAGATTTTGCTTGGAAATTCTACAGAATTTATCGAGGCGGAAATAAAAAGACTTACAGAAAAAACGCAAGAACAGATATGGCAGATGTACGAAGACGTTATTGATTGGGAGTATGTTCGGAATAAAGGGATATACGAACAGATAAACGGTCATTTTATTCCGTATGAAGATAACGAACAGTTGCAACAATGGGTATATGCCATATATGAACAGACGAATAATGAAATTAAAAACATTACTCGTTCAATGGGATTTGCTTTGAACTACGCGGGAAGGGTAGTATTTACTCCATTCAGCGAGTATTATCAGAAGTACCTTGACCGTGCCTGCATGGACGTTGTCACTGGTGTGTTTGATTATAATACGGTTTTACGCCGAGTGGTTAAAGAACTGACTGCATCAGGAATAAGAACAGTTGATTATGCAAGTGGGTGCAGCAATCGTGTTACGGTTGCAGGACGCAGAGCCGTTATGACAGGTGTAAACCAGTTGTCTGCCAAAATAAATGAGAAAGTTGCAAAAGATTTAGGAACAGATACGTTTGAGGTGACATGGCACGCAGGCGCAAGACCTACGCATTGGTGGGGCGGTATGGTATTTACGAAGAAGGAACTGGAAAATATCTGTGGTCTTGGAAGTGTGGACGGTTTGTGTGGGGCAAACTGTAGGCATAATTATATGGCATTTGTTCCGGGAGTATCCGTCAGGACGTATACAGATGAGCAGCTGGCCGAAATGAATCACCAGGAACGACAGACAAAAGAATGGAAGGATAAGAAATATACCACATACGAAGCAACACAAAAGCAGAGGAAAATGGAAACTTCCATGCGGGCACAGAGAGAAAGAATAAAACTATTACAGGACGGAAAAGCCGATAAGGATACGATAATGCTTGAAAAGGCGAAATATCAGGGACAGTTAAATGAATATGCAAAGTTCTGTAAGAAAATGGGACTTCCGCAGGAAAGAGAGCGTATTTATCTTGACGGTTTTGGGAAAGTGGCAACAAATACAAAATGGCAGAATATGAAGTATACATCGGAA